TAAATGTGCCGTATCTCTCAAAGAAATAATCTTTGATTAGTGGTAGGTCATCAACTTCTGCCATTTTCTCCGCAGGTACTTCATCAGTTTTTGGAGTAGCTGTTATTGAATAAGATGTGTCGTACATCCCTTGACCTGTTCTCTTGACTCTTATGACACCTTTGTTCAAAGCGCCCCAGTCACTATATACGTCTACTAGCTGATTCCATATATAGTCACTTCTTCCGAAGCTCAAAGATATAATTCTAAAATCGTTTATATCTTCTCTATACATTTTCTTGCCAGCAGGCCCTTCAACTTCTTCCCAATCGTCATTTCGTTTTTCTGTGTGGATTACGTTGTGTACGTATGCCCATACAGCAAACTTGTGTGACGGTCTATTCTCATCAGGAATGGCACTAGTGTCCACCCTGTCATCTTTTAGAACGTTAGTAAATCCATTCCCTACTCTTAGGGTGTATAGATAAATTTCGTCTAAAAATTTATCGTCTTCTGCTCCTGTAGCAATTGAAGACATAAATACTTGGTCTCCCTCTCTAAACCATAATTCCCTTCCGGGTGCATTATTTGTAGAGGCAGGCCGTCTAGTCTCGTCTATTCTCTTTTGTATGCGTGCTATACCGCTCATATGTTTCTCCTATTAAAAGATTGTTGTGTTTTTTATCACCTTATGTAATGTGTCGATGTTTCTAATTTCTTGAACATCTTTATAATTTTTGGGTAATCTTAAATATGATAACAAAAAACGATTATTCATGTCAACTGTAGCTTTATCAATTCCTTTTTGACCAGCGGCATCATTATCTAATGACAATACTACCTCAGATGGTCGTAAAGAACTAATAAGTTCTACTTGTTTCCGAGAGATACTTGCTCCCAAAATTGCTAAACTAGAATATCCGTGTTGATTTAACCACATACAATCTAAAGCGCCTTCTACTAAATAAATTTTATTAGTATCAAGTATTTGATTTATTCCAAATAATGTCTTTGCTTTTGCAAATCCTTTGGAGTACATGTATTTTGGTATAGCGTTTCTTCTTCTCGCTATCCAACCCAACACTTCGTTATCTATATTTTTTACAGGTATCATAAAATCTAAGTATTTATTAGTCCTGCAGTCCCATTGGTTGATTGTAGATTTATTAAAACCTCTTTCATAAATCCAATGATTATTAGGCATATCCTCTAATCCTTCGGGTTCTTCGTATACTGGGGGTTCTTCTTCAACAACAAGTTCGTCTAAAAAATCCCAGTTCAAATCAAGTTCTTCTTCTTGGATATCGGCATTAATTTCATCCCAAGATTTACCTGAATATTCTTTTATAAACCCTTTTAATCCACCCTGACCACAACCAGCAAAACAAATCCAAACACCTTTTTCTAAGTTCAAGGCGCAAGACTCTCTTCTGTCTTCGTGAAAAGGACATTTTATCATTACTTCTTCAGTGTTCTCTACAGAAACACCATATTTTAAAAGGATAGAGTGCCAATCAATCAACGTTATTTCCTTTTCGTAGTGGTAAGAAAAATAACAACTTTATTTACAAAGCCGTTTTCATCAACAACTCTTCTGTTCCTGATGTCACCAACTGTAATATTTGTTACTGGTTTTCCTCGACCCTTACTTTTTCCTGTAGTAACCACTATATCGTTTTCCTTAGTGCCACTTAACCATGAAAAAATACTCATTATAGGCCTCCTATTCGTACTCGACTTCAAAGTCGGTTAGTTCGTGTATTGTTCCGTTATCTACACCCCATTGCATATACACTCTGTCATGCGCCAGCTCACCATCTCGATATTTGGCAAATTGTATCAACCTCTTATCGTCATAGTCTTCGACCTTAGCCATCGCTACAGCTACATCGGCTGCTCTAATTAATGCATCCCCAAAAGCTACTTGCGCAGCTGACGGAGGAATAAACTCATTAGAGGCATCTCTGTTAGCTTGTGTAGACACCATAATTGGAGTGTTTGTAGATATTGCTAAATTTTTTAACCCATAGAATATACCGTGAGATTGTTCCCATGCAGCTTTATCCGTGTCTTTTGTTGTCAGTAAATAAACTCCATCAATAACAACAAATTTAGGGTTGTGTTTTCTTATCAATCCGGCAATTGATTCAATAGATATTCCTGTTTGACCAGCAATACCGTCACAAATCAATAAAGAATGTTTGTTTGATTCTTTTAAAAATTTTATATACGAGTTTATGTCCATTTCATCACCATGACGTATAGCTCTATGAGAAAAGTTATAACCTTTCATTTTAGCCAGCGCCACATCTAAACGCATAACAATTTGTGGGTTAGGCATTTCTGTAGATATTAGTAATGTTTTATACCCATTGTGTACTGCTGTTGCTGCTGAGTGAACACATAACCATGTTTTACCTACAGTTGGTCTTGCAAAAGCTGCAATAAGTTCGCCGGGTTGCCACCCTATACCATTTTGATTTATAAACTTGAAGCTTGTGGGTACCCCCATAAGACCTTCGCCCATCTTTCTACGTGTCTTACGTTGCTCCCATTCTTGTACACGCTCAGTAGTACCTTGGTCATATGTTTTTATGTCTTCATCATACACTAAATCCACATCTGACAAACCACTCATAATATTTGCAATAGCTTGTTTAGGGTTTTCTTTTACTAACTCTCTTTGTTGTTGAACCGTTTGTATCACAGCCCTCTGTAATACTTGGCTTTTAAACATGTCCAGAGCGTATGAGAACGTCTGCGACTTAGCGGTTGGGTCTAAGGTAGGAAAATTTTCTACAAGCACCTCTTCAGTAGGAAAGTTTTTATACTTATCTATATACTCACCTATAAATTTAAAAGCATCCCCATGCTTCGCAAAATCATTGGAATGATAATTAAATTCTTTTAACTTATCTGCGTCATTTAAACCAAATATAATGGCTGACTCTATAAATTCATAACTGGGACTTGCCAACTTACTCGCCTTTTTTTGTGTATAAAACTGTATTTAAATCTGAATATATATAATAATTTACATCAGGTGTGTGCAGTTTGTCAATTTCTTGTTTAGCAATTTCAAACGATGAGTATTCTCCAAAAACCCAGAAATTTTGAGGGCTCTGGTTTTCTGCAATTATCTTAAATTGTTGCGCTTCCTTGACTAATTCCTTGGGTTTCTGTATCAGTTTCCCTCGTAGCCTCTTCCTCCTCGGCATTTTCCTGCTCCATTCTTTTTAATATTTTGTTTTTAATGTTTTCTCTAACTTTATAAGATGAACTATAAAACTCTAAAACTTTCTCTGCTAAATATCTAAAAAATAAAGATTCTGGTCTTTCTCCAAATATTTTGTATAAGTCTACAAACAACATAACTCTCTTAATAAATTCATATCTTAGTTTCAAAGTAATCTCATCCATAGTCAGCCCTTTTAATTTTAACTCAAGAAAATATTTTTCGTTGTTTTCTAGTTCTTGTGTTTCTAACCACAGCGCAATTTCTGTTTCTTCTAAAGTATCTACAGGATTAATAAGGGCTTGTAAAATTTTAGAAGACACATGAAATCCATCTCCTTCATATGTTTCATCTAAACTTCTTGATATAGGTATTCTTTGCGCTTTAGTAATTAATGTACGTATTGTGTTTACCAAAGATGTGTGTAAATATGTATGGAATAATACTCCTTTAGTTTCGTCAAATTTCTTAGCGGATTTTACTAAGGCAATTCTTAGCTCTTGAGCTATGTCCTCACGGTCCATTCCAATAATCTCTGTGGTAGATAACATTTTTTGGATTTTAGGTTCCCATTGAAGGACTAATTTGTCATTTATTTCCATATTGTAATTATATTAGATTTTCTATAGCTGTCTAGCTGTCCGAGCTTTGTGGTAACAAGACAATGAACAATAGCTGTTTTTAAAGTTTTGTTTATATTTTTGAACTATTTGACTACGTTTACGATAAAAAGGTATTCTACAGGTAGCGCAGTTAATTTTTAGGTTATAATACTGAAAGTGACAACTTCCATCATGAA